CGCCACGCGTCGGTGGACCCGTTGCCGGGCGGCCGCTCCACGGCGGCCGGCTGGGCGTCGTCGGCGGGCTGCCAGCCACGTCGGCGGCAGAGGCTCTCCGCGGCCGACCGGGGCAGGTCGACGGTGCGGTCGAGGTCGGGATGGCGGATGCGCATGCGGTCCTCCTGGTCAGGACGGGGACGGAGTGACGAACAGCTCGAACGTCACCGCGCCGACGTGCAGCGGCGGCTCGACGGTCCGGTCGACCTCGGGGCCGAACGACCCGTCGGACAGCCCGACCCGCACGGCATGGCCGGCCACGGTCACGGGGTCGCCGGCGGCGAGGAGCACGCCACGGATCCGGTCCTTCAGCTGCGTCACGCCACGCGGGTGGGCGGCGACGCAACGGACCTGGACGAGCGCGTCGACGTCGGCGTTCCAGTCACCGGCAGGGCCGGACGGCGGCCAGTCGATGAGGTCGACCACCGCGTACGGGGCGTCCAGGCCGGTCGCGTCGGTGAACCCGACGGTGAGGCCGTCGCCCTGCAACGTGTCGACGACCGCCGCGAGGACGTCGTCCTCGGGCGGTGGGACTGACGAGCTCACGGCCGGACCTGGCTGTCGAAGTGGGCGTCGACGGCGGTCTTCCAGCGGCGCTGCGCGCGCCGCACGGCACGGGTCATGTACGGCCGTGGCGGCTGGCGGGACGTCCCGATCTCGAGGAACACCCCGGCGATCGTGGACACCGTCAGGTCACCGCCGGCGGTCCGCGCCGTCAGCTTCGTGGTCAGCGCGGCGGAGTCGGCGGTCTCGCCGGTGTCCTTGTGCTTGCGCAGGTCGGTGCGGTACTCGCCGTAGGCGGCGTCCATGACGTCGTCGATGGCCTGCTTCGCGGCCTGCGGTCCACCGTCGATGAACTGGTCGACCCAGGCAGGCATGTCCTCGATGTCAGGCATCAGGACACCTCCTGCGTGACGAGCTCGACGGTCAGCGGGCGGGTCGGCAACCAGTCGCCACGGCCGACGTCCACGACCGTCCCGACGCGGCCGGCGAGGGCGGGGTCGTCGGAGGTGTCGAACGTCACCGTGTCGTCGATCTCCACGTCCGCAGCCAGCTCGACGTGGACCCTCAGCGGGTGGACGGTCAACGCGGCGGCGGCCTGCTCCGTCTCGGTGTTCGCCGTGGACGTGTCGACGTGGCCGACGCCGGTGTGGACCACCGTGGGGTCGCCGATGGTCGACGGGTCGGCGGTGGAGTCGTACACGGGAGGGCGGCGGACGGTCACGGTGCAGGGGATGCGGTGGAACCGGCGGGCAGCGGAGTGCCGGCGTGCTGCCGGGCGGGGGCCCGACATCAGAGCGACCGGACGACGTGGCTGTTCGGCCCGTAGGTGCGGCGCAGCCACCGGCGGGTCCGGTCGGTCAGGTCCAACGCGTGGGTCACGGACGTCGCGCCCTGCGAGTACGACTGCTGCCAGGAGCCGATCATCTCCATCTGCACACCAGGAGGCGGCCCGAGCTCACCGCCACCCTCGGTCTGCGCCAGCCCCGCAGCGACCAGGTGGTCACACAGCAGCCGCAGCACCCCGGGCACCGTGGCCCGGCCGTGCGTCGCCGTCACAGTCACCTTCGAGTGGCGCCACGGCAGCCGCTGCCAGCCGACGTCGCGGTACAGCGAGTCGCCCAGTAGCCGGAAGTCGGTGACCGTCTCGTCGTCGACCTTCACGGCCGACACTGCGGTGACGGGCTGGACGGGCAGGATCAGCCGCTGGTCGCACACGCCGACCAGGTCGAACGTCGACGTGACCTCCACGATCGACGAGCCAGCTGCCTCGACGATCGCGTCGGACGCCAGGGTGATGAGCACCGCCGCCTGGGTCTGCTGCGCGGCGGTCAGGTCACGCCCGATGGTGGCCTCGAGCTGGGCGACGGTCGTCAGGCTCACAGGTCACCTCCTGGGTGTGTGCTGCCCCGGGACGCCGTGGTCGTCCCGGGGCAGCGGCCGAACGTCACAGGCCAGCGGCCTCGACGGCGTCGCGGATCTCGTCACGCGTCGCGTCCGCGTCGACCTGCACACCGACGTGTCCGGCGTAGTCGCGCCACGCGTCGGTCGTCGCGTTGCCGGGCGGCCGCTCGACCTCGCCGTCACCAGACGGCACGACGTCGACGACCTCGTCGTCGGCTTCGTCCTCGACGGCCGCCCCGGCGATCAGGGCAGCGTCGCGGTCCGACGCCGGACGCAGCTGGTTGCGCTCCAGCTGCTTGATGTAGTTGGCACCGAGCGGCAGGTCGAAGGTGAACTCCGACCCGCCTGCCCCGATCAGGGTGACGGCCGAAACCATCAGACGTCCCGCGGCATGTGGAACGCCGTGATCGTCACGCCGGTCTCGTCGTCGATGTCGACGTCGAGCGACCCGTCGGACTGCGAGAACCTCGCGGACTCGAACGGACCGATGAACGTCGCGGCGTTGTCGGCGCAGGCAACGACGAGGTCGCCCTGGCCGGCCGACAGGGACGGGGGGTTGTCCCCGGCCTTGACGGTGACGTTCGCGGCGTCGCCGGCGGTGTCCAGCACGACGCGGAGGAAGAGCTCCTCCAGCGGCTGGCCAGTGATGTTGTGGCCGTCGGTCTCGTCCGCAGCGGTCCCGGCGGGGTCCGCCAGCGATGCGTTGCCGGCCAGGTTGGACAGGGGGATGTTCACGCGTGCCATGTCAGGCACCTCCTCATGTGGGAGGAGCCCCCGCTGGTGGGCGGGGGCTCCTCACGGTCAGGTCCGCGACGCCGTGAGCGTCGCGATGGCGTCCGGGTGGACCAGCTTGGCGCCGTACAGGTGCAGGCCCTTGATGGCGTCCGAGAACGAGTTGTCCGGGCGGTAGGCCTCGACCTTGTTGATCTGCTCCGCGAACGTGATCGCCTGCGGGATCCCGGCCTGGACGACGAAGTCGTCGCCGGTCGGGTTCGGGCAGTTGTTGGACTTCAGGAGCCGGAACCCGGCGGCCTCGCCCACCATGCCCGTCATCAGGCGCTCGTCGGCCGACATCGAACCGGAGCCGACGAACCGGTCGTCCTTCTTGATCCGGCCGTGGAACCACGGCGGGATGACCGCGTAGCGGTTCTCGTCGGGCACGTCGGCCTCGTCGAGCTTGACCGACAGGTCGACCAGCGCGTCGTACGCCTGATCGGCCGTGGTGATCGAGTTGGTGCCGAGGTCGTTGGCGGTCTGCACCCCGGTGTAGAGCCCGGCGACGAACTGGTCTGCGACGTCACGCAGTCCGTAGCCGGCCTCGGCCAGTCCCTCGGACAGCACGTTGCCGGCGATCTGGCGCGCGTCGACGTCGTCGACCTCGAACGCGAAGTACTTCGACTCCGTGACGAGCAGCTTGCGACCGGCGGTCGTCAGCTTCTCCGGGGTGATCGTGGTGACGTTGGGGACGTAGTCCCCGATGGTCGGCCGCGACACCGAGTTGATGGTCACGGAGTCGCCCTGCTCGGCGATCGTGCCCTCCCAGCTGCGGTTCACCACGGCGGGCGATCCGTACACCAGGCTCTTCTTCAGGGACTCGAGCAGCGCAGCTGCCCAGACCTCCGGCTTGAACGTCTTGACACTCATGGTTCAGATCTCCCTGCCCGGTCAGCCGGGCGTCGACAGGTATGTGTCGAGGCGCCCGGCGATGCGGGCTTCCTCGATCTGCTCGGAACTCATCCGCTTCACGTCGTCCTCGGTGAGCTGGGCCGGCTTGCTGGCGTCCTTGCGAGCGCCTCCGTCGGCGGTGCCCTGGAACCCGTCGCGCCGTTGCGGCGCCAGGTAGGGCTTGGACTCCACCAGCTGGTCGATGGCCGCGCTGATCGCGGCCTCGTCGACAGCACCGGTGTCGTCCGCCTCGAACTTGGTCAGGTCGAGGAACTTGATGGCGTCGGCCGGGTCGGCGAGCTTCCCGGCGGCCTGTGCGCGGACCTCCGCGGAGATGATCCGCGCGTTGGCCTGCTTCGTGACGTTCTTCGTGGCCTGCTCCGTGGCTTCACGGACCAACTTCTCCGTGTCGCTCTCAGAAGCGTTCTTCAGCTCGTCGATCTGAGCCTGAAGTGCGGCAGCCCGGGCAGCCTCATCGGCGGCCTTCTGCCGGGCCTGCTTGGCGGACTCCTTGGTGCGGACCAGGGCCTGCTTGCCAGGGTCACCCAGTGCCGACCACTCCTCGTCGGAGACGTCGTCCGGCTTGTCGTACGCGCCGTCTCCCTGCGGCGCGGCGCCACCGGCTGGTTCACCAGTGCCGTCGCCAGCCTCGGGGGGCTCGTCGCCAGCGGGTCCGTCGTCGGAGCCTCCGGCCGGGATCGGCCAGCGACGGCCCGTGGCCGGGTCGACGACGTACTGCAGCTTGCGGGTGTGGATGTGGCGCATTGCGCGTCACCTTCCTGTGTTGGCGCTGCCCGTTGCGGACAGCGAGGACGTGCGACGCGCGCAGCCGGTCAGATGTAGCCGAACCGGCGCAGCAGCCGGATGGCGTCCTCACGGTCGACGGCGTCGGCGTAGATCTGCTCGGGCATCAGCCGCGGGATCCGGACCCGCTCGCGGGTGCGGCGAGCCCCACGGAGCGTCGTGAACGTCAGCGACCGTTGCCGCTGCAGTTCCTCGCCCGCGGCAGCGAGCCGCCGTCCGGCAAACCCGGTGGTCGTGGTGCCCTCGGTCGTCGCGGAGACCTTGCGGCCGTAGGCGGTGACGGTCTTCATGCCGCGGCGGGCGTTGACGACCTGCCGCAGGTCCGCGCCGTCGCGGATGGCCTGCGCCGGCGCCTCGCCGAACACCCGGTCCTGCTCGGCCTTCGGCATGCGGTCGAACGTCCGCTGCGGAGACAGGTCCTCGCCGGGCTGGTCGCCCCGCAGCGCCGGTTCGTGGACGCAGTCGCACATCGGGTGGCGGCGGAACCCCGAGCTCCACGGGTAGAACCGGTCCGCCAGGACGATGCACCGGTCGCACGACGGTGCACGCAGCTTGCGGCGCCACCCTGCGACGGCCTGGTTGGTGGTGATCGCGACCGAGTCGGCGCCGCGCCCCGAGTCGTACAGCTGCGTCGCGGTGAGCTGGACCAGCTTGGTCAGCCCGGCGGCGCGTGCCTCGTCGCCGTTGCCGGTGACCGACAGGGCCCGCAGCGTCCGCAGCGGCGACGCCAGCATCAGCGTGTCCAGCGGACGTCCGTCGGACGCGACCCCAGCGAGCCGTGTCGGGTTGATGGGACCGGCCGGCCGTGACGCCACACCGAGTTCCGCTGCGGCCTGGGCGACGTACTCGTCGGCGCCAGACGCGGCCTGGCGTTGCGCTTCGGTGACCAGCTCCACGACCCGGGGCGACAGGACCGCCCACGATCCGGCGACGTTGTCGAGGTCGAGCTGCGACCAGATCGGCTGGATCTGCAGGACCGTGCGGCGGACCAGCGCACGACGTGCGAGCAGCCGCCGGCCGGAGGCCTGCGACATCAGGCTGCGGCAGCGTCCAGCAGTGCGGCGGCATCACCGTCGAGCAGCTGCTGGACCTCGTCGCGGCGCATCTCCATGACACGGTCGATCTCGGGCTTGGTCAGCCCGTACCGCTCGAGGAGGAACCGCAGCGGCACACCCATGGCCTTGAGCTTCTGGAGCTCGTCGACGGTCTGGGACCGGGACCGCATCTCCACGTCCGACCAGGTCACCACCCCGGCCGACATCGCCCTGGCCAACTCGGTGTCGCCGCGGGCCAACGCGATCCGCACGGCGGTGCCGCGCGCGCCACGTCCGAACCCGGGCTGCTTCTCCTCGGTCCGCTTGACCAGGCCGGTCTCGGACGCCTTCAACGCGTCGGCGGACAGGTTGGCCATCTTGCCGACCAGGTAGTGGTGCGGCGTGCGGGTCTGTGCAGCGAGGTGCTCGACCTGCTGCTTGATGACCTCGGTGAACACACCCAGGTCGGCCGCGTCCCACTGTCCGACCTTGGCGTTGGGGTCCTCGAGCCACACGACCCGGTCGACCCCGAACTTGGCCAGGTCCACAGCCTTCCGGCCGATCTCCACACCCTGGTCGTCGAGGACCGGAACGGTCGGCTTCTCCTGCCCCATCACCAGACGCTGCGGGAACGACGCGAAGTCGGCGGTGTTGAACAGGTAGGCCCACAGCAGGTTGATGGCGTCCTGCATCGCGATGGCGCCGGCCACGTCCGACATGGGGTCGTGGGCCAGCCGCGGCCGGTTCTCCCACTCCACCAGCGGCACGACACCCATCGGGTTGGGCAGCGGCCACGGCTCACCGACGATCTCGCGGGGCTCCCACCCGTCGGCGATCACCGCGGGGGAGTGCCTCACCCCGGGCGGGAGGTGGACCCGGTGCTCCTCGGGCTGGACGGTGCGACGCTGGAACTTCCACACCGCGTCGGGCGTGTAGAGCGTCGCGAAGTCGAACGGGTCGTCGATCCACAGCTTCAGGCCCGCGCGGGCCCGGCGCGTCCCCGGGTCGTACCCGACGATGGCCTGCGACGGATGCTCGAACGTGACGTCCGGGACGTCCTCGTCGGACGGGTTGCCCCACGTCAGCGAGAACGCCCGACGGTGCAGGATCGCCTCGAGCATCGCCTGGTCGGAGAACCCGTCAGCGTCGTTGAGCTGCCAGACCTTCCACAGCTCGTCGTTCGCGTCGGTCATCCCGTCAGGCCGGAACCCGGTGATCTCCAGACGCTCCGTCGGAGCGTCCGCGACGACCTGGACCCAGTTGTCGGAGAACTCGCTGTACCGCTGCTCGAAGTGGCGGGCGAACTCGTCCGACGCGAACCGCAGACGGTGGTGCCCCGCGTAGTAGCGGTCGTGCAGCTCGATCTCCGACTGGCGGGACCGCAGCTCAGCAGAGAGCAGCTCGAGCTGTCGGACGGCCTCGGTGGGCGTGAGCACGTCGGGCCTCCTAGCTCGCGGTGTACGCGCCGTAGCGGCGCTTCACTGGCCGACGCACCCAGCCGTCCATCCCGGTGGCGAGTGCCTGGATCCCGTCGATCCGGGTGGCGGACTTCTCACGGTCAGGCTTGACCGGCTTCACGTTGTCGTTCTGGTCCCTGCGGACCTCCACGACCGACGCCATCCACCGCGCCACCGGGTTGCCTCCATGCACCCAGTCGCCCGACTTCAGGCCCCGCTCGATCTCCTTGCACGCCGGCGACAGCCCCATGTAGGTCTGGTTCACCGGCACCACGTCCACACCCGCACGCTGCTCGACGTTCTGCATCAGCTGCCCGGCGAACATCCGGTCGTACGACAGCCGCTGCACGTCGAACGTCTTGCAGTCCGCGACCAGCTGCTCCTCGACCACCCCGTAGTCCACGACATCGCCCTCAGTGGCGGTCACCCAGCCGTCGTCGACCCACCGCCGCAACGGGATCTGCAGCTGCCGCGACAGCACCTCGATGCGTTCCTCAGGGATCCAGAACCGCCACAGCCACTCCAGCTGCTTGCCCGGCTGCGGCGAGTCGACCCCGACCCACGCCGCCGAGAAGTCCGACACCGCCGCGAGGTCCAGCCCGACCCACGCCTGACGGCGCTTCAGCTTCGACTCGTCGATCAGGCCCGCGTTGCGGTCCCACGTCGCCAGGTCCAGCCACCGGGTCGTCGACCTGGACCGCAGGTTCAGGTGCAGCTGCGAGAACGTCGGCCGGTACGACGGCGTCGCGTCGGCCTTCGCGGCCTCCTTGCGCATGTACGCCATCGTCGGAGACGAACCGGCACGCAGTCCCGGGTTGGCCTTCAACCACGTCGCCTCGTCCAGCACGTCGTCGCCGTCCTCAGCCGCCCAGATCACCCCGAACGTCGACCAGGCAGCCTCGCCCGTCACCGTGCGGTTCGCGATCTTCACGACGAAGCCGTGCTTCTCGTCGTAGATCGTGCCGTCCTCGGCCTCGTCGGCCGTGGTGATGAACACGATCAGCGGCTGATCACGGGCACCTGTGCCCGTCTCGATGGCCTCGACGAGCTTGCGGCGCAGCCGCAGCGTGTGGACCTCGTCGATCACACCACCGTGGACGTTCAGGCCGTGGGCGGTCTCAGCGATGCGGGACAGCACCCGCAGGAACGACCCGGTCGACGGGACCCGCATCACGTCCGCGAGCGGCTCCACACGACGTCGCGCGGCGCTAGCGGTCAGCGCCATCCGCTTCGCGTCCTCGTACACCCGACCCGCCTGGGGCTTCGACCCGGCAGCGGCGTACACCTCGGCGCCGGGCTCACCGTCGGCGAGCAGCAGCACGTTCGCGATCGCCGACGAGATCGTCGACTTGCCGTTCTTCCTCGGGACCTCGACCCACGCGGTCGTCGCCACCCGCACGTCGCGCTGCGCCTCGGGGTCGAACCGG